GCCGAGACCGTTTCGATTGAACATTGGCGACGGCACAACGATTACGTTGCCGAATGGTGCAACGCTTGCTGCGTCTTATCGTCGTTTGGCGGGTAAGCAGGCTGAGGTTTTTACCAAAGAGGTTCGGAACGGTTTGCTGTTGGGCGAGTCAACAGACAAGATCGCAAGGCGATTGCGTCGGCAGCTTATCGCTGTGCCAAACAATCAAATCAAGGCCATGGTTCGCACCAGCGTTAATCAGGTCGCCAACGCTGCGAGCCAAGCTGTTTACACGCAGAATCAAGACATCAGCAGCAAATATCGATACATTGCCACGCTGGACTCGAGGACTTCTGCGATTTGCCGCGCTTTGGATGGTCAAGAGTTTGAATATGGCAAAGGTCCGACACCGCCACAACATTTCAACTGCAGGTCGACCACAGTGCCATTGATTGACTATGAGCGGTTAGGCATCCCACCGCCAAAGCCTGGCAAGCGTCGCAGCCGTGATGGCTTGGTGCCTGCCAATCAAAGTTATGGGCAATGGTTACATAATCAGAGCAAGGAGACTAAGGCTGATGTTCTTGGTCCTGAGAAGGTGCCGTATTTCAATCGATTGGCTCGGAAGTATGGCCCGACCAATGCGATACGAAGATTTGTAAGTGAGGATGGGACAGAGCTAACCTTGGAGCAGCTCCGCAGTCGTTATCCTCATGACGCTTCCAGCTAAGTACCAGTTCACTGTGCAGGGTGAAGAGGCCAAACCAAAGGCCAAGCCCGCAGCTAAGAAGAAAGCTGCTAAAACAGAAGAGCCCAAAGGAGACAAGTGATGCCAGGTTACAGCGGACCCAAAAAGCCTCAATCGGCTATGGGTAAGAAAAAGCCCAAGAAAAAGAAAAAGTGATGGCACGCAAGCAGCGACGAGTTCCGAAGGACAAGGCCACTGGTCTGCCGAAGAAGTACCTATCTGGTGCGAAGAACCGCGCTGTTAAAGCCCGTGAGATCAAGCGGACTGCCGAGGCTTACAAGGCTGGGGAGTTCATCGACATCAAAGCTGTTTCCGCATCGAGGACCAAGCAAGGTGGCACCAAAAGCAAAACCACTAAGCGAGGCAACAAAGGCCGCGCTAAGAAAAAAGGCTGAGGGCACACGCTTCACCTATGGGCAGCTGGCTGCTGTTTACAGGCGCGGTCAAGGTGCTTACCTGTCGAGTGGTTCTCGAAATGTGCCAATGGCCGCATGGGCTATGGGCAGAGTAAATAGCTTTATTTCTGGCAAAGGCGGTGCGCGAACTGCTGACGCCGATCTAATCAAAAAGAAAAAGAAGAAGAAGTGATGGCTAAGAAAAAAGACCCACGACTTGAGCGCTATGGCTTATCGGCTTTCAACAAGCCGAAACGCACGCCAAGCCATCCGGAGAAAAGCCATGTCGTTTTGGCGAAGGAGGGTGATCGGGTCAAGCTTATTCGTTTCGGTCAGCAAGGCGCTAACACAAAGCCGCCGCGCAAGGGAGAATCGCAGGCTGATAAGGACAAGCGTGCGTCATTTAAGGCACGTCATGCGAAAAATATCGCTAAGGGCAAAATGAGTGCGGCTTTCTGGGCCAACAAAATCAAATGGAGCTGATAACATGTATTTGTAATTTAGCCTGTGGCTAATTCATGTCCGAAGAAAACACCGCTCCTGTGGAGCAGTCAAGCGACAATTCGCAGATTCAAGCAGAACTCGATGCAATGAGGCGTAAAAACGCCGAGTTGTTGGATGAATATAAAAAAGCAGTTGCAAAAGCAAAGGCGGTGCCTGATGGCGTTGACATTCAGGAGCTACTGGACTTCAAAGCTAAGGCGGAACAAGCAGACCTGGAGAAGCAGGGCAAATACACCGAAGCACGACAGGCTTTAGAGCAGCAATTCCGTGAGGCGACGGCGGAGAAGGACAAGCGCATCGCAGAGCTAGAGACTCGCGTCCGTGAGCTTGAGCTGATTGCACCTGCCAACACTGCCTTGGCTGACGTTGTGCATGATCCAAGCATTGTGTTTAAGGCTGATCTTTTAAAGCCAGATCAGATCGAGCGTGAAGCTGATGGCACTGTTGTTGTCGTCAATGGCTACGAACGCAAGCCGATTAGCGAGTGGGCAAAGTCTTTGCCCAGTTATATGCAGAAAGCTCCAAAGCCTGTTGGCAGTGGTGCTCCTGCTGGTCGCAGCGCAGGTGGTGACATTCCGCCTGGCACTAAGAACCCGTTTAGCAAGGACACCTTCAACCTGACTGAACAGTCGCGTTTGTTCCGCACTGATCGAGATTTGTACGAAAGGTTGAAAGCTGCTGCGAACCGTTAATATATGAGCAAGGCAAAGCTGTGCTGCGCTGAATAGGGCTGTGCCCACACCGTAAACATCTTTTTTTGAGGATCTGTCATGGCGACTCTTCGCTCTGACATCATCATCCCTGAGGTATTTACGCCTTACGTCATTGAGCAAACCACTCAGCGTGATGCCTTTTTGGCTAGCGGTGTGGTGCAGCCCATGGCGGAGCTGAATGCTTCAGAGGACGGTGGTGATTTCGTTCAAGTGCCTTTTTACAAGGCCAACCTGTCAGGCGATTTTGAGCGTCTGACGGATAGCTCTTCACTGACTCCTGGCAAGATCACTGCTGATAAGCAAGTGGCTGCCGTACTCCATCGCGGGAGAGCCTTCGAGAGCAGAGATTTAGCCGCACTTGCTGCGGGCTCTGATCCGATGGCTGCCATTGGCGCAAAAATCGCTGATTACATCGCGAACCAGCGCCAAAAGGATCTGCTGTCTTGTCTGGCTGGCGTGTTCGGCGCTGTTGGTGACACCAGCTCTGCTGCTTATGCAGGTCTGGCTGTCGATGGTGAGACTGGTGACACTCCAACCATTCTTGGACCTCGTCAGATTGTCGAAGCCAAGTCACTGCTTGGCGATCAAGGTGAGAAGCTCACCGCGATTGCTATGCACCCGAAGGTCTATTACGACCTGATGGAGCGTCGTGCGATCGACATGATCTACGACAACACTGGTGCTCCTGACACCGCTGCCGCTCAAGGTTCTACCGCTCCTGCTTTTGGCAGTGTGCAGGTTCCTACCTTCATGGGTCTGCGTGTGATTGTGTCTGCTGATGTGCAGACTGCTGGCTCCGGTTCTTCCACTGAATACGCGACCTACCTGTTCACGCAGGGCGCTGTCGGATCTGGCGAGCAGCTCGGTCTTCAGACCGAAACTGATCGCGATATATTAGCGAAATCAAATGCAATGTCCATCGACTTGCATTATGTGTATCACCCGATCGGCGCTAAGTGGTCAACTGCTGTTTCCAACCCAGAGCGTTCTGACCTGGAAACTGTTGGCAACTGGACCAAGGTGTACGAGACCAACAACATTGGGATCGTACGGGTTACCAACACCAGCAACCTTGACTGAGGTAACTAACTATGGCATCCATTTTTGAGGCAACAGCCGGCAACCTTGTCGGCCCAGCTACTGGCGGTACTGTCACGCAGGCCACTAACAAGGCCACTGCCGTGACTCTCAACGCTGAGTCCGGTCAAATTACCCTTAACGATGCTGCGCTTGCAGCAGCCGCTGAGGTTTCTTTCACCGTCAACAACGACAAGATCGCTGCCACTGATGTGGTGGTGTGTAACCACGGCTCCGCTGGAACTGCTGGTTCTTACCTTGTGCAGGCAAACTCGATTGCTGCTGGATCTTTCAAGATCACGGTTGCAAACGTGTCTACCGGTTCACTTGGCGAGGCAATCGTTGTGAATTTCGTAGCTCTGAAGGGCGCTAGCTCCTGATGGGTTTGTTCGCTTTCCGGCGAATGAAAGAACGTGAGGCCGCTGCAAAAGCGGCGGCCTCCGCTTCTGTAGAGCCGGACAAAAAGACTTCTACTGTGACGCCCGATGGCAGTAACAATCGACGCAACAGCGGGCGGCGCAAACGCCAACAGCTACATCACGCTGGCTGAGGCCGATGCGTACGTTGAGGCAATGGTGCTTAGCACTGATGCTGCTCAATGGGATTCAGGCAACACGGACAGTCGTAACAGAGCGTTGACCGCTGCGACGCAACGGCTTGATCGTGAAAGATTTTTAGGGGCTAGGGCTACTGACACGCAGGCATTGCAATGGCCTCGCACTGGCGTTCGCAAGCCTGACACCTACGTCAACACGTACGCTACCGGCTTCCCTTTCCGCATCTCTGAGGACTATTTTACTGACACGGAAATTCCGGATCAGATTAAACGAGCGCAGATTGAACTTGCTGTTTACCTGCATAACAACAAGGACGGCATCAGCTTAAGTGGCCTGAACGACTTCAAGAACGTCAAAATCGGCAACCTAGACGTAACGCCTGACAAAACTGGTGCCGTTGGCGCTGACCACGTACCACCAATGTTTGAAAGGTACTTGACAAGCCTTAGAATCAGTGGGCCGGGCAACATCGCTATCCGCAGGAGCTGATCATGGGTTATGGCTACTCGCCGACCAAGGCAACGATCATTACGAACACTGCGGCTCAGACTGGGAGGTTCGTCAAAATCATGGCCCTGGAGGATTCGGTGATTGCGTCAATGACATCGGCTGCAATCACGGAAAACGGATCTTCGACGATCAACGCCATCAACATCAACACTTCTGCCTGCATCGAGGGGCTTGAGGTGACGAGCATTACTTTGACCAGTGGCACTGTCGTTGCTTACGAAGTCTGATGACTCTTGCCAAGTCACTGGAAAAGGTCGCCAGCAAGGTGATCGGCAAATTTGGCGGTAATGTTACGATTCGTTTCATTACTGCTGGGAGTTACAACACGACGACAGGTGGAATTACAGAAACTGCCAGCGACATCAACATCAAAGGCATTCTTGAGGATGTAAACCTTCGAGAGGCCAATGAACTGATTCAAGCTGGTGACAAACGCTTAACGGTTGCTGCCAACGATCTTGCAACTGCGCCTGAAACAAAAGATCGTGTTGTAATCAGCAGCGTGGTTCATCAAATCGTCAGAATTGAGACGACTGAGCAGGACAACACGGCTATCACCTATGAGTTGATTCTGAGGGCATAACGATGGCACGCGACATCAAAATCACTGATATTGCGGATCTGATGGAGGAAGAAATTGAAGAAGTGGTAAGGCTGACTGCCTTGGAGTGGACGAAAGAAGTTAAAGAACAGACGCCCGTATTTTCACTCGATACTTACACGCAAGAAGAACTGGATTCAATGCCGATGTATTTTAAGGTACAAGGCAAAACAGTCCCTTTAAAAAAAGCATTGCTTGAGCGCGGGACGGGAGGAAAGTTGCGTGAGGCATGGCAAACGGACATTGGCAAGTTTAAAGCCACGATTACAAACGACATGGAATATGCAGAACCTGTGCTTTATGGCAACAATCTGCCGCCTAGTTGGAAAGGAGAATATCGGACGAGGCAAGGCACTGTTCCTGGTTTCCCTGACTTAATCGGCAAAGAGATTGCAACGACGCGTGTTCCTCAGTTCATTGCAGCATTTCGGAGGCGCAACTGATGGCCGCAGCAGATCTCAACAGCATTAGGGCCACGATTGAAGGCAGGCTTGCAACGGAGCTGGCTAGCAGCCCTGTCATCCCTGTTGTTTTTCACAATATGGCATACGAGCCAACGCCAAACAGCTCATGGGTGCAGTGCTTGGTTGGTTTTGGCGCTAGTGAATACTTGGGCCAAGGGCTAACAACAAATTCACAAAATCGGATTGTAGGATTATTAGTAATTAACACCTTTACGGCTAAAGGCGCTGGTCCTGGAGCTAATTACACTATCGCCAAGCGGATTCGGGACCTATACAATAGGGTCATCGTGTCGGGGGTCTACTTCGACGCTCCAACAGGTCCAGAGGTTTTAGCTTCCGCTTCTCCCGAGGGCTATCTTCAAACTCAGGTCCGTGTGACCTTTGAATTCATCGAGGAACTCTGACCATGGCAACTCTTCGCGGTGAACAGGGCACTGTTCAATTTGATGCCGCAGGCACCACTAACGCCACAATCGTCGGCACCCGCAGTTGGAGCCTGACAATCACCAAGGAAACGTTGGACACCAGCAAGCATGGTGATACATTCCGGAGCTTTGTTGGCAGCATGGTGTCTGGCTCTGGCACTGTTGAACTGGTCTACGACCCTGATGCCACTGGTCAAGCTGGTTTTATTGAAGATGTAGTTACCACTGCTGACACTGCAGACGCCACATTTGAGCTGTTCACCACTGGCACGACTACTGGCAGCGACTCTGTCAGCTTTGCCGGAATCATCACTGACATGGAAATCACTTCCACAGTTGGCGAGCTAGTCATTGTCACTTGCAGCTTTATCACCAGCGGCACGATTACTTCCAACCTGGAGTAATTAGGCTATAGTTTGAGCATCAAAGCTATTTTTTTTGATGGCTCGAACCGTTGATCTGCTGGTTGAGGCTTTTGACCTTAACCAGCGCCGTAAATTTGAGCTAAAGAACGAGGCGGGAGATACGGTCATTGACCTGTATTTCAAGCCGATCACCCGCGCTGATCGCAAAAAAGCGCAAGGTCTTGCTGGCACGCAAGAGGCACTAGACATCAGCACGCAGATGCTGTGTCAAATGGCTGAACTGGAGGATGGCACCAAAGCTTTTGCTTCTGCTGATTCAGCCAAGTTGC